CGCTCCCACGAGTGACGGCAATTTTATAATTATGCTATCACTCTCTTCCCTCTTGGCCTCCTACTTACAGGTCTCCTTCGCTGACGTTTCCGTCGTTCGGACTTTGTGGTAAGATCAGTAGGGGGTCGTACCAAATCCCCTTCCATAACCACCTCGACCTTTACCACTGGTTCAGGACGTTCGGCTAAGTTATTGGGAGGGGACAGGAAATAATTAAGATCTTGAGGAGCTTCGTTAATCCATTCCAACAATAGATCATGCCGGTAATCAAGCCCGGCATATTCCATCATCCAATCTGGTCTAACTTCAACTCCCCCATCCAGTAACACGCAATTGGGATACTGGGAACCTCCTTCGAATTGGGCTGTCCAATTTCCATGTATATTACGAAAAACGTAATTTCTTGGCAGGTTTTTCACTACAGCAGTGACAAAAGATCCTATGATTGGCGTGTGCCTATCACTTAAGTAATAAGCATACGCTTTCTCAGCTAACTTCGTAATGTTTGATACATTGCTTGGTTGGGCAACACATAGGTGGAACTTACTAATAGCTCTTCTTATGTCACACATTGATGTCAAATCTCCAAACCAAACGTCGGGTCCGTACATTCGGTTAAGAAATTTGACTCCGTAATGTCCACGTTGGACAGGTTCCAAATCTAGGGTAAGACCTAGTTTATTAGCGGCTTTACGGTAACTGGTTATTGGCAAATCACCAGTCAGCCCATCATCACCACCATAAACTCCAAGGGCAGAATAAGCAGTATGCTTATCCACATAACCACCGGCGTTATCTGGAGTCATCCTCCAGCCTAAATAAGCGCAAAACGCATTAATCAATGTATTGAATGCAGATGTTTCAGGAGATCCTGAACAACGAGCAAGTCCTGAATCATAAGTAACAGTCTCGCCCCCAGCACTCAAGTAACAGGTCATGTTACATTGTTTTCGCATTAGTCCTAATAGGTCATTATGATATTTATCATTGAAGAAATACATCATTATCGCTCTTTCAAGAGCACGAGGTACTTCACTTATCGTCCCATCAAAACGTGAAAAGTCAGTGTTAGTCACACTGGCAGACCGTTGGCATAGTAATGATACACGCTCAGCAACCCTCTGTGGTACTTTGCCGAACGCATACCAATCCTGACCCTTCAACACCTCATCCACGAAAGAATAAATATACATCGAATAACGATATTTAGTATTTCCTTCAATGGTAGTGATAATGCGCGGATCAGTGACTTTCCCATACGCTTCACGTTTCATAAAATTAGACCCTTTCTGGGGCCCGTCTACAAATTCAGCAATCTGCAAAATACGACGTTGTGTCGGTCGCGACTGCCTCTCATAGACCTCTTGGGGCTCCACAGGAAAAAGCGTATGTTGCTTTATTCCAGAGTCTTTAGATAACATTTCAATGAATTCATCAATAGTTCGTAACAAAAATTTTGTTACCACCGTTGTAGTCTTCACCTTGGTAATTCTTCCTTCAACCGCTTGCTTCGCATTGCCCATAGTAATATCTGGACAAAAGCCACCATCCAAAAGTGGTGACATAAATGAAACAAGCGATTTCTTGGCATCGGGGTCGTACTCATTGGGTTTATACTGAAACCCTCGCACAAATGATGTAGGCACTCCCGAATACATTATCACGGTTTTCTCAGGTAATTTCTGAGCGTGATATTCGTAAATAAGGGTTGCACCGAGTTCATCATCAGGCAGGAGTTTCTTGACGTGCATTAATGCCAGACCACTCTTAGTGGTACGGGCCAAGCTTGCTATAGCAGCATCTTGGCGCGCTGACAAACAACCCGCCAAAAGCGAGTTCACACGTCCGGTTGACACGGTTGTTCCATCCACTCCGTGGGTGGTCAACCTAAGGAAATCTCCGGTGGCAACAGCCAATCGACGGAGAGGCCTCCCCTTAAGGAGGCGTGCTAGTAAAGCAAATGGTCCAAACCACCGTTTAATTGGAAATAATCCAATTATTTGATGATCAGGATCAATTTGTTTCTTATCCACCAGCCAAGCTGTGGTTACAAATGGAATCCAATTACGCCATATGAACCAACTACGTCCAGCCCACAATTGCGTTGTGGTGACGACGTCGGTATCATAATTCCATACTCTATGTTGATATTCAGCACCCCCCCCAACACGGTAGATCACCTCATTCCGTTTATTAAAAGTATAAGTATACTCTGAACGGTCTGCAGCCACCGTGCATGGTTGAAAGGTGTACAAAACAATTGGCATAAAGTATTCAGTCATGAACTTTGGCATGTTGATATATTGATCAACATCAACAATTCCAATGGCCCCACTTGGCCGGAAGATTGATGGGAGGACTTGAGAATCCTTAGCCCAGAACCAGGTTCTGGATCCGTTCCTCCCATTACGAAGATCAGATTTACTGCACTGGTAAAAACATATGTCCTTACCCATTTCCCTGCCGAACCTCTCAATGAAGAACGACCCCGTGCTGCGGCTTGCGGCCGCAGCACCATGCGGATGCCCAGGGACTTTAGAAACAGTCACCACACTGGTATCCGCGAACAGGGAACGGAGATTTGAGCTATCAATAAAGCTCTCCTCTCCGAATTGGTTTAGCATTCTCGACATGACATATTGCCACGGAGTCGCAAGGCCCACTACACACATCCCCACTGGGATATATGCATAACGCATTGTAATTTCAAAACTCATTGTTTG